AGGTATTAAAACAAGTAGCGGAACACAAACAGCAAATTTAAAATCTTTAGCTGGTGTTACTACTTGGGTATTAGATGAAGCAGAAGAATTAAACGATGAAGATACTTTTGATAAAATAGATTTTTCTATACGTGCAAAGAATGTACAGAATAGGGTTATATTAGTTTTAAACCCTGCAACAAAAGAGCATTTTATTTACAAACGTTTTTTTGAAAGTAAAGGCGTTGCTGATGGTAGCAATTTAATTAAAGATGATATTACTTACATACATACAACTTATTTAGATAATTACGCAAACCTTTCTAAATCTTTTATACTTCAAGTTGAGGAAAACTCGCAGAAGTCAAAAGTATAATCATCAAATAATGGGGGCGTGGTTAGATAAAGCAGAGGGAGTAGTATTTACTAATTGGCAGTTTGGAACGTTTAACCCAAACAATTTACCAACTTCATTTGGTTTAGATTTTGGTTTCAGTATTGACCCTGATACACTTATTGAAGTTGCAATAGACAAAGACCATAAAAAGATTTACGTTAAAGAGCATTTATACCAAAATGGTTTACGTATGGAAGAATTGGCAAAGATATGTACAGATAAAGCAACTAATAAATTAATAATAGCTGATAGTGCAGAAAATAGGTTAATAGTAGATTTAAGGCATAAAGGTTTAAATATAGAACCAATTAAAAAAGGTACTATTGAAAGTGGTATTACTATGATGTTAGATTATGATATTATAGTTGATAACGACAGCAGCAATATTGCAAAGGAATTAAACAATTATGCATACCTCAACAAAGGTAGTAAATTGTATATAGATGATTTTAACCACGCTATAGATGCAATACGTTACAATGTTACTTTTCATTTAGATAACCCAAACAAAGGAAGTTATTATGTCTACTAACCAACCAACGTATGGAGAAATGATTTACGTTGTAGAAGTTTACATTTTTAAAAAAACAGGTAAAGATGTTAAAATAAATTTGCCACGTAATGTGGGAGAAATAAAAAAATTAATACATTTGTATAAAATATCAACAAACCAATTATGATAGCATTTGAAAATTATTTAATAGAAAAGGGTTTTGAAAAATTTGGATGGGATGCCAAAAAAGGTGAATACTATAAACCTAAAGCACATATAATATCTACTATGGTTAATTTAGGTTACATTTATATTAAAGGTGATTTAAAAATTGCTGTAGGTTTACACGAAGTTTATAAACCTGTTACTTTAATAAACCCAAGACCAAGAATATTAATTGAAAAAACAGTAGAAGATAAAGTAATTAAAATGTATGAGTACGAAGATGATGCTATGAATATTATATTACAAAAGTTTTCTTTTGATGAAATATTTGAAGCTATGTACAATAAAGAAAAATTACTTTACCATAAAATTAATTAATTAAACAAAAGCAATCTTAATAGGTTGCTTTTTACTTTATACAAAAAACCAACTTTAATGTTTTTAAATAAACGCATATGAAAATAGATATTAAAATACCAGAAACACTAAACGAAATTACGCTTTATCAATACCAAAAGTTTGATAAGCTAATTAATAATAATGAAGCGAGTGAATTTGTTAATCAGAAAACTATTGAAATATTTTGCAATATAGATTTAAAAGATGTAGCTCGTATTCGTTTAGCTGATACAAATGAATTGTTAAATCATTTAAACAGTTTAATTAATCAAAAACCTAAATTAATAAATACTTTTAAGCTGGGTGCTTACGAATTTGGGTTTATACCAAAGTTAGAAGATATGACTTCAGGAGAATACATAGATTTAGAAAACTATTTAACTGATGTATCAACTTATCATAAAGCAATGGCGGTGCTTTTTAGACCAATAAAAACAAAAGTTAAGGATTTATATACAATAGAAGAATACGAGTCGTCAGAGAAATATAGTGATGTTTTAAAATATATGCCTTTAGATGTTGTTTTAGGTTGCTTGGTTTTTTTTTCGACTTTAACGAACGATTGCGTGAACGGTTTGATGGACTTTATACACAGCGAAGCGGAACAATCGGAAGTAGTGAAGAAGCTTTTGGAAGAAAATGGGGTTGGTATCAATCAATTTACGGAGCAGCACAAGGCAACATTTTACGATTTGATGCAATTACCAAACTTCCCATCACTCAATTAATGACTTGGTTAATGTTTGAAAAAGAAAAAACAGAAATAGAAATTAAAAATTTAAAACGTAATGGTATATAGTATTATAAATAAAATTAAAGAAGCTTTACTTGATGAGCCTTTTGTAAACACAGTTACAGAGGGTGATATATTCGGAGTTGATTTAGCTAAACGTACATTATTCCCTTTATCACATATAATGGTAAATAATGCAACGCATCAGGGTAATGTAATTCAGTTTAATATTACTATACTTTTAATGGATATACTTAACCAAAAAGATGAAAGCAATAAAGTAGATGTTTGGAATACTCAAATGCAGTTAGGGGTTAGGGTAATGGATAGGTTAAATCGTGGTGATTTACGTAGTGATTTTTGGGAATTAACAGGAAGCCCAAACTTTGAACCATTTACAGAAAGGTTTGAAAATGATTTAGCAGGTTGGGCTTTAACATTTGATGTATTAGTTAGAAACGATATGACAATATGTTAGATAGCAAAAATACAAACAAATACTTAAACGAATTTGCAAAGTACGTTATACAACAAAGTAGAAGTAATTTAACTAAAGGTGGTAAAAACGTAGATAATAAACTTTATAATAGTTTAGATAAACAAATTGAAGTAAGTGCTAATAGTTTTCGTTTGAGTTTTTTAATGGAGTATTACGGTCAATTTCAAGATAAAGGAGTTAGTGGAACTAAAAAAAAATATGATACGCCATTTAGTTATAAAAGTAAAAGACCACCATTAAAACCTTTAACTGATTGGGTTACAAAAAAACGTTTTCAATTTCGTAATAAAGAGAATGGTAAATTTATGAGTTATAAATCTACAGCTTATTTAATTGCAGGTGGTATTTTAAAAAATGGTATTAAACCAAGTTTATTTTTTACAAAACCATTTGAGAAAGCTTTTGAACGTTTGCCAGATGAATTAGTTGAAGCGTATGGTTTAGATGTTGAACAATTTTTACAATATACAATTAATAAAAAATAATGAAAAAGATATTTATTAGAAGCCCATACTTTATACAAGTAAATGAAGCAAACCAATTAGGCAGCAAAGTAGAATTATATTTATATAATAAAGGTACTACTGCACCAACTTTGCCTACTTATATTTTAAGTAAAAAAATAGCAAGTACTACACAATTAGAAAACACATATAACATAGCTAATTATGCAAAGGAATTTATTAAACCTGTTGCACCTGTTACAGTTAGTGTACCTACAGAAGAAGATGTAAATTGTTGGGCGTATTGTATTGTTAAACGATATACAGAATTAACTTTAGGTGTTTATACTTTATTAGATACTGAAACTTTTGTTTGTTTAAATGGGTATACCAATTATTCAGATGGATATAATAACTATGATACAAGTGCTGTTTTGCCTTTAGTAAATACAAATATTACTTATTATAAAAGTACAGCAGATAATTATATTAATGTATTTATAGAAACTATTGCAAATAATATACAATGGGGTTATGAACTTGAGTCTGAATATTTTGATAATACAGAACCAACTTTATGGAAGCTCCCATATTATCAAGATGTTTATTTAGACTTTTATCCATATACACAGCCAAGAATATTTTATTTAAAAGTTGAACAGTTATGCGAACCTAAATACAGCCCAATTACCTGCAGTTTTATTAATCGTTTTGGTGGTTGGCAATACCTTACATTCTTTAAAGCTAATTTACAATCAATAGAAACAACTTCTAAAGATTTTAACCTATTACCAAGCAGCGTAAATTATAATGCTTTACAAGGGCAAAAAAGAACATTTAACCAACAAGGTAAACAAAAAATAAAATGTAATACGGGTTGGGTAGATGAAAATTATTTTGATTTAATACAAGATTTATTATTAAGTGAAGTAGTTTTATTAAATGGTAAACCTGCAATAGTTAAAAGTCAAAGTGCAGAATATAAAACGCATTTAAAAGATAAGAATATAAACTATGAAATTGAGTTTGAATTTAACTATGGTTTAATAAACGATGTAATATAATGGAAGTAGCATTATACATATACGTAGATGAAAATGTTATTTTAGAAGATGCTTTAACAGTAGATAATACTTTAATTACTGTAGATGATACTGATATAACAGCAGATATGACAGGTTACATTTCTAATCAAGTTGTAAATGTAGCTAAAAGGATTGAATTATTTAATGATGAAAAAATTAGTATTACTTCAAGTATTCAAAATGTTAATGATATATCAAAAGTATTTACCGATTATAGTCAGAGTTTTACAATTCCTGCAAGTGATAATAATAATGAAATATTTAGACATTGGTACGAAAACGCTTTAGATAATGGTTTCGACCAACGTGTAAGGTATAGAGGTTATATTGAAATAGATACGCAAGTATTTAGAACAGGTTTATGGCAATTAGAAAGCTCAACAATTAAAAACAACCGTGTAGAAGATTATAAGATAACTTTTTACGGTGTACTTAAATCTTTAACTGATAAATTCGGTGAAGATAAATTAAAAGATATTGCAGAATTAAACGATTATACCTC